CAATGACCGTCTTGCGGTTGATTTCAGCGCGTTGGACATCGTTGTGGCGGGGAACAAAATAGATCATTTGCGTGCCGAGTTTTTTGGCGAATTGCTCGATCATTTCCTTTTCATTGTCCACCGTAAAAGAGCCAAAAACATGAAAAGGGTGACAATAAGGCGTGAAAAGGGTGTTTTAGCGTAGCGGCGCGGGCGGGCTGAAAAGGGTCTGCATAATCAGTGCATCATGTTTGCAAGGAAGTTTCAGATCCACTGCAAAGATTAAACCAACTGAACAGCTAACGTCTCTGGGTTTGAATCCAAGGTGAAATCAGCATTCGTGATCCGGCTGCGAATGCGAAGGGTGAAGCTCTGCGCTGTACCACCCAAATAAGCTAAAACCTCAATACCAGTGAGATCTAATGTGATTTCACCTGCTCCTACCGTGGCAGATCCAAGCACGTTTTCTTGCCCGTCCAAGAATTCCAGCATTGTAGAAACGGAAATCGTAATCGTGTCGCTGGCAATATCACCAATCGCATCCAGTAGTGTCCAACCAATCGTCACGGGCTGGCCTGACGAAAAGGTGGGACAAACTCCAACTCCATTGATTGTAGGGTGCATTTTACGCGCAGCCACCCCGGAAATTAAATAGCTAATGGGTGTGGCGTCCAATAATCCAAAGGTCAAAAGCCGTGGGTTCACCTTAACAATAGCAGTGTTGGTAGGCTGGAAAAATGGATGCTTTAAGGCCATCAAGGAAGCCTGGCGGATAATAAACACCTCAGCGTCGGCCGCATGGTCCACCGCAGCCGTGCCACAACGCGCCCGAATGCAGGATAGACCATATTGCGAAGGGCCAACCAGGTTCCAATCGAACACGGAAAAAATCTCATCGTCCAGGAACACCAATAACTGGTTAACCAACCCATCAAAAAAGGTTTGCTGGTCAAGATCCTGATCCACGCTATCGAGCGTCACAACCAGTGACATTGTATCATCCACAATAGCCACAGACGCGCTAAAATCAGCCGATAGCGTGCCGTGCAAGGCCGGAGTGGTGAAGACAGCCAATTGTTCAAAACTATCCGGCAAACCGCCGTAATTACGCGAAAGCAACACTTGCCAGCCCAAGACGGATGCATCCCGCCGCGCAGCCAAGACAGCCAGATTGCCTCCCAACTCCACAGGAAGCTCCACAATGCGCACTGCTTGCATGCCATCAGCGACCGGGGTTTCCAAGTCATCAGAAACTGGCACCGGATCAGCGTTAGATAATAAAGGATTCCCCGGCGTCGGATAGAGGTAACTGCGATCCACCACGGCCACGATAGAGAAGTCTGGCACTGAAGGCTTGTCATTCGTGCGTTCCTGCACCCGAAACACCAGCGAGGCTAAATTGCGATCCGTTTCGAGAATGAAAAGCTGTCCAGGGGCCAAGCCCTCAAAAACCTTTTGATCATAAAGCAGAGAAAGTTTCACAGTGATCTCAGGCAGTGCGTTCGCCCTCCCCGCCGCCGTTGCTACAGCCAAAGCTAAGGCGAACTTAGTCAGCCACGGGCAATCAACCACTAAAGGCTCAACCAGGTAATCATTAATCTCCCGGTTTCCAGCCGAATAAAAAGGCACATAATTATCAACCAGCTCCCGCCGCACATCGGTATACGTGACCCTCGTTTCAGAGGCGCAGTTTGACCAATCATCTGCCGTGATATCCGGCTTTGCCGTCAACATCTCCGGAGTCACAATCAGCAAAGCCGTATAATCAGGCGGCGGCCGCACCAAGCCGATCCCAAGGGTGTCATTAGTCATGTCAGCGTAACCATGGAAATAATCCAAGGCGGACAAAATCAAATCCTTAGCCGGCTGCTCTCGGTTAATGAGCGGGGAAAAACCGAACCCTTCCGTGTTCAATTGGGCGGCTGTGGCCGCCATCATTGAGGTGTTCAAGAACGAATCCGGCAGATTAAGGCCACAGCGGGGATTCTGAAGCAAGTCGCCAATGACCGCAATCGGGTTGCAGTCATTAGAAATAACTGGATTAATTGCGACGCCCAAAGGGGTTTTCATCCAGGACGGCTGAGGCCATCGCCCCACAACCACTTCAATATTTGGGAAATTGGTCTGGTTCAACCCAAGGTCAATGTTCTGAAAAACGATGTAGCAAAACCCCCGATAGGCCGGGTGGTTAACTCCACTGCTCAAAAGCGTGGCATCCGGCGTCTGTGTGTCCGTACCCCAATACAGCCGCGCCGAAAACGGAAAATATGGGTTTGTTAAATTTGAGAGGTCAACGTAATCAGTCGTGTTTACGCCAATAACCGAGCGAAAAAGCGTCGGCGCTGTAAAGGGAGCGGGATTGCCATAGACCAAATAGTTATTCATGTAGACGGCAAAAAGCGCATCCACTGGTCCACTACAGATTAAACCTCCGATTGAGGCATAATATTCAAAGCCAATAACATTATCTCCCGCCTTTCCAGATCCACTGGTAACCGCCGCCGCATGAACATTTATTTTATCCGACAGCCACGTCACCGCAATGCGCTGCTGTCCTGCGCAATAAGGCACGGGCACCGCCTGCTGATTTGTAACAGCTCGGGACTCCCGAATGCCCGCCGTGGTTGGCGGTGTGGATGGTTTTTCGCTTCCGCCCATTATATTACCTTTGGTTGAATTGGCCTGAAAATGTGGGTTAAAATCCTTAGATAAGAGGCGTCCGAAATCAAAGAAAACAACACGCCCCGCCTCATCCAGGCATGGACAAATTGCCCGCCCAAAAGCATCACCCCCACATGATGTTCCACAGCGCTCAATTTAAAGCACAATAGGTCACCCGCCTTCACGCAATTCGTAATTCCTAATTCGCAATTAGTAATTTCCTCAAAGCATTTGCTTTGAGCCAGCCACCCCATCACCAGGCTTGTCTTTAAGTGCCTTCCGCCATCGAGCGTGTAGCGCGGGAATTCATAGGAATTAAACAAGCCGCATTCCTTGTAAATCTCCGCTGCCAAATGAATGCAATCCACGCCGCCACCCTTGATGGCCGCGCCTTTCACAAAGCGCGTGCCCTTCCAGGATTCCGCAGCAACCGTCAACCGGGCCTGTTTCATGGGTCTGTCAAAAAAGTTTTCCATTATTTCTTTCCTCCCGGCGACGTGGCTTGCTGCGCAACCAACGCCGGATTGGTTGCCGGCACGGCCGGGAACCCGCCAAAATTTAAATAATTATGGAACTTCGTCTGGCAGGTTGCCGCCGACCCATCGCAGCCCGGAATCACCTGGATGCGGTCCCCCACCTGAGCCTTAAAGAGCGGCGCATTCAATGTCAGCTTCAGGTTGTTGGGATTTGGATCATCTCCGTTATCAACAACCGAATCCAGTATCGTGCGCATTTCACAATCAGCGCCCACGCCTGAATCAAGCCAGCCCTGCGCAAACCAATGATTGTAAGTCCTGCTGGACAGCCACAAATCCAGCGCGACATGGATGCTGGGAGGGTAGGAGGTTGAATCAATCGCAAGAATCACGGCAGTCGAGTCATACGCCCCGCGCATAAGCTTGCAGGTAGCCTTGTCATACAATGCCCAAGGGCAGTTGGGTCCGATATAGGGCCCAGGAATCTTATTCGCCAGCGCCCAGACCAAACTCTGGCAGGTGGCCTTGATCTGATCCCCAGCATCCTCGACCGAAACCACACGCCCAAAGAAATCCCGCGCGCGATCATCCAGATCGGAAAAGGTGATTGAGAAAATCTCCACCCATAGCGGCTTGGGAAACTGAATCGGAAGCATCAAGGCAAAGGGATGATCCGCGCTATATTTGGCATCGATCTCCGTTTGAGAAGCCTCAAGCTTCAGGTCGCGCGTGAGCGAGCCATGCTCCATTTGCCATGGGGTAAACAAAATGCCCTGGGAAACCACAGGCGCGGCGAAATTCGTGTAATACCAGTCGCAGATCATCGGAGCTTCCGCATAAAAGTGGTAAAGAAAAATCCGCTGCTCACCCGTCTCAATGGCCGTGTATTCCTCAGGCAATTCCAATACCTTGATTGTCCGCCGCTGCCAGCCTTCTGCCGGAAAGGTGGCGCTCTCCGTGTCATCCGCCAGCCGCACATAATGCAGCCGGAAGACGCTCAACCGGGCCGCGTCCACGCCAGAGAGCATTAGCAGCACGCTATCAATCGTCACAGTTTCCGTGCCATCCCCATTATCCACAACGCCGGTAATCGCCGCCGCGTTGGACAGTTGCCCTGGCAGGCTGAAATAAAGATGGACATCAGGGTGATCCTGCCAGGTGGCCGAAAGACCCTGCCTGGCAATTTTAAAGCTGCTCATGCTCTGGGCCGAAACCACCTGCATGGTTTCAATAGGCGCGGGAAGCCAGAAGCCCACCAGCCGCCCGTTGAGCGCCTCCGTAAAGGCGTCAAAGGCCGCAATCGTGTCATCGCCCCGCAGATCGCAGGTCACCTCGTAGCCCTGCGCCACAAAGTCAGCCATCCCGGTGAAATACTCCGCGCCAAAGCCCAATTGGACCTCTTTCAAATCATAGGTGAAGGACTTATTAACCGGATCGCTCCAGTTAATCGGGAAGGTGAAGATGGGACGGTCGAGATACATGGCTTAAAAAACAACCAGGGAAACAACCGTTCCAGATGAAGGGGCGCTTCCTATTAAAACGTCGCAATAGTTTACAGTCTTATTACTAACAGTCCCGCTGGCAAGAGTCAAATAAGAGGTATTGGGCCTTGGGGACGAAAAAGTGAAGCGCATGGTTAAGCTCGGCGGCAGGCCCGTCAAGCCCCCCGAAGCGCCCGCCCCTGTTGTGACCCAGGTCGAACCGGTATAGCGCATCTGCGCATTCACCGCGCAAGTAATGAGGCTCTCCGTCGCCAGCGTTAAGTAAGCCTGGGCGTCATCCACATTGCTCTGCATGTTTTGATATTCAAAGAACATGGTGTCAATTAACTCCGCAAACTGCGCCTGCGTGGGCACAAGGCCGGTTTGAAAGTAGCTTTTAAGAACGGATTGCGTTTGTGGAATCATAGGATTAAGTGACGTTAAAAGTCGAACCGATGGACATCGAACCGATGCCTGAGCCGGATCCCGGAGGCGGAGGAACCCCGCCCAGTTGAGCCGCCTGCCCCGGAGTTTCCTCCAAGAGAGTCAACTGGAGCGCCCCGCGCTGGCCCGTGGCAAGCGACATGTCATTGGTTGTAAGCTTGCCGTAAAGCAGCGGCCAGACCAGCGTATTGGCAGGGGAAGCCGAGCTCACGGCCGCATTGAGCGTGAGCGCCGATCCCACGACGGCCGTGACCTGGCGCAAATCAAATGAAAGTGGATAAAGAAAGCAAATCCAGTCTCCCACTTTCCACGGCCAGAAGGCGCTCTGCAAAACCACTGCCGTCCCGCTGCAAGGACTGGCCAGCACCGAAGCCCGCCCCCAATACGGCGCGCAAGCCAGGCCCGCTTTCTTAGCCGCGCGCACCTGGTCATCCAGCTCATTTTGCGCCGGAACCGTCCAGGGCGTGACCGTCCAGGTGAGCTGGACTCGAGGCAAGGAGCGCATCGCCGATCGCGCCTCGATCCCCGTGAGACCGGTGACAACCTCATTAGCCCAAGTCCGCTGCCATTGAAGCGGCGTCTGCCAGTTAGGCTGCTGGGGCAAAAAGACATGGCCATTGACGCATTGAACGCTCATGGTTTTAAACGAAGATTATTAACCGGTCCCAACATGCGACGAGAGTCGCATGGCACCCGCTCAATTAGCTAACCCGTGGCGGGAAGTTTCTTGTTGCTTAACTAATCAGTCCAATCCGCCTGATCAGTCCGATCAAGTCTTCAATCCCAAGCTGCGTTTTCCTTCCTTGACAATGTGCAGCACGTGCGCGACGCCCTCGCTCTGCATCCACTGCTTATAGGCGGGCGCGCTGTTGAAGTAGACCACATGCACTTGCGGCGCCGCCGCCGTGCTCGCACTGCTGCGCGGCTGAGCCAATCCTTGGCTTGGAACCTGGCCAACAAAACCACCGCTGACAATATTATCCAGGTTATCAAAAAATCCGACACCGAACCGGTTTAACGTTGGAGCCGGAATCACGTATTCACCGCGATGCACAACACCTGCAGGCTCATTGATTGCACCATCGCCCGTGTAACCGCCTTTAGAAAAGGCGGCCGCAGCCCACACTTCAATAGGCGCCATCGCCGAAGCTTCACCGTCAGTGGCGATATCCGTCATGATCGCCGCCGGCGCCATGAGCGCCGTAATAGCATCCGACTGCACAGCAACCCCCAGCAATTGAGCCTCCTGTTGAGCCTGCCCAAAGAGGGCCATCATGGTTTGGCTCACAATCCATTGGAGCGCCATGCGGATGATACCCTCAATAATTGACGATAAAACATCGTCCGCGATATTGGTAAGCGCCTGTTTCCAGGTCTCCGTTCCCATGATGACGCCTGTCAAATTATGGGAAACACTGGAAACCGCCGTGTTAATGGCTCCCGAAATGGTTTGTGCCACCTGTTTTGCCAGCGTGCCCCACTGAGCAATCATGTCAGTCACCGAGTTGCGAATAGCTCCCGAAAAAGTCAGATTGCGCATTTGCTTTTGCACGTCAAGCTGCTGTTTCATCAACCCCAGCCGTTCCTGCTCAGCCTTCAGGCGGACATCTTCGTTTGAGGATTGTGTCAACTCAGTCTGACGGCTGATCTGCTCATTAAGCTCGGAATTGATGGCCGCCAGCACCACCTTCAGTTTCTCAGCTTGCTCCTCAAGCCCGAGATTAGAATCGCTTTCCACCAGCGCCTGTTGCGCCTGCAAATTAGCCAGCCGCTTTTTTGCCTGTTCATCGTAGACCGCCTGGCGTTTGGCGGCATAGGTTTTTGTCAGTTCATAGACCGCTTGGGCATGCAGCTCCTCATCGGTCACTTCAATATCAAGCTTCCGGCGCAGTGCCGCCTCTTCCTGGTCAAGCAAGGCAATCTTCCCTTGGGTGGCTTGCGCATAGGCTTTGTCAATTTGATCCAGGAGCTTACTTGCCTCATCGCTTACTGGCGCGGACTGATCATTTTTATTTCCATCAGTTCCATCGTTCCTCCCCTTATGCGGGGAGCTTGGTTTTTTATCAAACATGTTTTGCATGGAATCCGCAAAACCTTGCATCAACAGAAGATCCCTAGTCATTGTATCTTCCGCCACACTACTGAAGTTTCCCCAGCTCTTGGCGGCAAAGTCCGCCACAGCCTTCGAAGCAGTGTTAAGATTAGAAACAACTATCTTGGACGCCGAAACTGATGCCTCACCAATTTTATCAAATCCCTGAGAAGCGTCTCCCATGGCTTTAGAAAACTGGCCAGTTGAAAAATCCAGCATCACCTGACCTAGTTGACCAACTCCAGTGCCCAGTTGTATGACACTATCCACAACGCTTTTCATTGTGTTCACCCAAACCCCAAAAAGTTGAATAACTAACTGGACATTGTAAATAAGCTGATTAAAAACGATGCCGCAGAGTCCCCCGATATTCGTGCCCAAAATCATGAAATTCGTGCTCGCAAAAAGCACAACAACAGAAATGCCTTTAAAAAGATCAACAAGTCCCGAGGCAAAATCGCTAAGCGCGCCGCTCTGCCTTTGAGCATTCTGAAGCCAGGTGACCAAATCCTTAAGAGTGGGAAGCACGCCATTAGCCACCTCGCGCCACATGGCGGAGAGGGTTAATTTCAGGCTGGCAATCTGCTCCTCAAATTCCAACGCTTCCTTACTTTGTTTCGCTGTAACCAAGGTTCCCCCCGCCTCAGCCTCATCACGCATCTTGCGCAAGCCCTCCGCCCCCTGGTTTAAGATCGGGATCAATTCCCGGCCTGATCGTCCAAAAAGCTCCATCGCCACATAGGTCTTTTGAGGTCCATCTGGCATCGCCTTAAACTTGTCCATCACCTGTTGCAGGATCTGGTTAACAGGAAGAATCTTTCCATAATCATCAGTGAGGCTCACACCGAGATCCCGAAATATCTTTGCCAGATCCCCACCTGTCTTCAATGCCGAGAAAATTTTATCCGAGAACATCCCAAGGCTGACATTAAGCTCTTCAAAACTCACCTTGCTTTTCTCAGCGGTGGCCTGCAACGCGCTCAGCGTCTCCACTGAAAGCCCGGTCTTTTGCGCCAGCTTGTCAAGAGCCGCTTCAGATTCAATAGCCTTTTCCGTAAAGTCGACAATGGCTCCCACCGTGAACGCGGCCGCGAGCTGCCCGGCGATTTCCCCAAGGAAGGAGCTGGCGCCGCTGACTTTCTCCATGCCCTGCGCCAACTGGCCAAAGAGCGCCTGGATTTGCTGCGCCGCGGCTTCGGTTTGGGCGTTGACATTAAGTGTGATTCCAGCCATGGGTTTAAATTATGAATTATGTCTCACACGAAGCCACGAAGGACACGAAGCCTGAATGCATTTTTGTTTGGTTCATTTCTTCGTGCCTTCGTGCCTTCGTGCCTTCGTGTGGAATTATTTTTCCGCCCGTCGTAATTGTTCCCTGAACTCGTTAAGCAGCCCTGCCCCTTCCTTGCCGCCCCAGGCGGCGGCGGCCGCCGTATAGGCCACCTCCGAATCAAGGAGCGCCTGGCGCAAGCGCCGGCGCTGGTTTTCCACCACTAAGAGCCGGAATTGGGCAAGGGTGAAGTCGCCAAGGGCTTCAAAACTAAGCCCGGTGTCGGCAACAACCTCTCCAGCGATGGAGCCAAACGATCGACAATCTGCTTGATCGCCTTCTCCTCGAAGCCGGGCGTCAGTTTTTCGCGCCGCGCCGCGGCCCTCTGGGCGGAGCGCATCATAAAATCCGCGTTGAGCTCCTCGCCGATCTTCAAGATCTCCTCCTGGCTCTTGGCACTCAAGCTGTCTGCCCAGCCTTCTGGCATTTCACAGAAGAGCTCAATCAGCCCTGATTCATTATTCGCCGAAGCCAGGCGCAAATATGTTTGCGACTGTTTCAATTTCATGGCTCGGATTTTAACCTTCTCCTCAACCCCGCTATCCAAAAGGGCAAAATACTCCACGCCGCCCAGCACCACTGTCAAATCATTCTTCTCAGTTATCATATTTTTCTTTTCGTTTATTTCGCTTTTTTCGCGGTTAATTGCAGTTTCTTATTCCCTTTCCTGCGCCACCACCGGCCCGGTCGCCAGCAGCGTCAAGGTGAAGTCGCTAAACTTCTGCCCGTCATTCTCCCCAAAGTCGCTGGTGAGGATCTCGGCCGGGAAGGTGAGAATTTCCTTTGGCCCCACGTTGTTTTGATCCTCCAGGTAAACCGTGGCGATCCCGCGCGCATACGCTTCGCTCAGGAGCGTGTATTGCTTGATCGTCGAGGCCACGCAACTGTAAGTGGCCGTGAAAACGGTGCCACTTGGAAATTGGGGGAGAAAACCCCAGGTAATCATTCCAGAGCCGCAATCAACCCAGGGCCCGATCCAAGCCGGGTCTCCCCAGCCGTTCGAAGGCGAATCAAAGAGCAGATCTGAGTTCGCCGAGTTAGCCACTGTCAACGCAGTTAAATTGAGGATGCCCAAAGAGGTGATGGATCCATGCGCAAAACCCACATAGCCAACATCAAGATTTTGCGGCGTTAAAACCATTGTGGCATTGGTGGCGGCCGCCTGGTCCACCTCCGTCTCCGTTGCCAAATTCAGCAGCCGAAGGGCCGGGCCGCTGCGCTCATCGCACTTGAAACTCCAGCGCGGATCCACTTTGCCAACCTCCTCATGAGTGACCCGGAAAAAACCCTTTTGGGCCGTGAGCTGCTGGGTGCGATCAATCTTGGGCTCCTGTTTTACCAGGAGCACGTTGCCCAGATCCACCTGGGCCGCGCCAATGCGTTGAAAGAAGAGCCGGCCGGTGAGTTTTTCGCGGGCGGCGATAATGCCAATATTCATAGGATGATAATTACGAATTACGAATTTTGAATTACGAAAAGGCTGAGCGGACGCGCTTAACACGCCCGCCAGCAAAAGCCCCATTATTAAGTTTTTAAGCTTCATTTTATGTTGAGCGGCCGGGTTTGCGGATTCCGGCCGCTCCGAAATCCACAATCCCCAATCCGCAATGGTCTAGCTAATTTCCAGCGCGTTAACCACCGGAGCCGTTATCGCCAGGAGCATCAACGTGGGTTCGTTGTATTTCTGGCCGTCGTTGTCGCCGTAATCCGAGATATACACCTCGCCTGTGAACGTGACGCGCTCGCGCGGCAGGCTGGTAGCCTGGTCAAACGTATCCAATTGAACCGAGACCTGGCGAAAAGTCCTGGTGAGCTCAGTGTATTGCTTGAAGGTTTGAGCCGTGCTGGTGTAAGTGCCTGCAATGCTTGAGCTGGCGGCAATCGTCCCGCTGGGCACGATGTAGATCATTCCGCTGCCGGCATCGTAGGTGTAGTCGGTATTGAGCGTTTTTCCCGTGACAGCGAACGCCGTCAAGCCCATCGCTCCCACATAATAGCTGTAACCGGGCGAAACGCTGGACAAGCTCCATGCCGTCGCCGTGCCGGCGCTCTGCGTAACCGTGGTGGCCGCCGACGACAAGTGCAAAAGCGCCAGCGCGTCATCATGCAGCTCGTCAAACTTGATCGTGTAGCGCAGATCCACCTTGCTGGGCTCCTCATGCGTGACCTGAACGAAGCCCTTCTGCGCAGTCAATTGCTGCGCCCGGTCAATCTTGGGCTCCTGTTTGACCAGGAGCACGTTGCCCCAGTTACGGAACTGCGTGGGTGTGGTGAGGTCGGCAAGATACAGCTTGCCGGTTACTTTTCTTCGGGTGCGAAAATCTCCAATGTTCATAAGTTTAAATTACGGATTACGGATTTGGTTAGCCGGCTACTTCAGTGGCCAGTTCCTCGCCGATCAAAAAATCAGCGAACTCAGTTTTAAGCGTGAGGATCACCGGCTTTTTGTCTTCCACGACGTGAAATTTACCGTCGATCATTTGCGACTTTGTCAATTGCACTTTTTTCATGATTTTTGTTTTTTTGTTTGAATTAGTAATTCGTAATTCCTAATTCGTAATTATCTGCACGTGAACACCCGGTCCCCGGCATCCACATGCCAGGTCATTTGCCAGCCCAGCCGTCCCGGCAGGTTCGCCCGGTCCTTGTCCACCAGCTTGAAGGGCTGACCCGATTGCGGCCGCGTGCGCAGCAGGCGCGGGGCAAAGCTGAAATTCTGGGCGATCAATTGGTTTTCCAGCAGGTCCTTCATCACCAGCACACCGGGATGCGCGGGATCGCCGCTGCCCGTGGAGGCCTGCTGGCGCTTGCCCTGATCGCGATCGCAGATCAAAAGCTCCAGGATGCGCGTGCAATGCACTGTGAGTGAATTGCCCTGGCGCTCGTCCGTGTATTCCTCGCCGCTGGGGATGATCAGGCAGACCCGGTTCTGAAAGGAGCGCAACTCCTGAAAGGCCTTCACCAGGTCCGGCGACGAATAGAACTGCACGTTTTCAAAGAGCGGCACAGCGGGCGTATCCCCCGCCTGGGGAACCAGCACCAGCCCGATCAAGAAATCTTGCATGGCCTGCATGATATCCACGGTCCCCAGGTAATCGTTATTTGGTGTGTTCATTTGATCAGTCAGATCGGTCGGATCAGTCTAATATTTCCTCTTGCTTCCCCAGCGCCCCGGCGCGCTCGCCAGGCTGGGATCCACCGGGGTTTGAACCAGCAAGTCCGGAAACTTCCCGTCACGGATGGCTTCCAGTTCCTTCATGGCCGCATTAAAGGTGGCTGTGTGCTGGTCGGGGATCGGCCCGACCTTGGCATAGACCTCAAAGAACACCAGGGAACGCACCAGACGCTTGCGCCGCTTGGGATCAACCAGATATTTAGTCGCGTAATCTGTCACCTTCTGGTCTTGCTCATCCACGATGGATTGCAGCGTGTCCGTTGAACCGCCGTTAACCAGGGCATCCGAAAGACTGGATTGTTCATCGGCCGCAAAAAAATCAGTGGGTTTAAAGGGCATAGGCTTGCGAATTAATAATTCTGCGTATGGATTATAAAATCGCAGCTTTGCAGGGAGTTTGTTGAATAGCGGTTGGAGTAGCAAACAATTTGAACCAGAACGGCGGCGGTAGTGTCTGCTGAAGCGGATTGAGGGGCAATAGGCGCTGCGCCCCAGGCTCCAAAGCCATTGAATGAATTCCCCATTTGAGACTTTGGATTTGACATGTTTTCAATCCAATCAACCGTCCTGCCGTTGAAAATAGGCATGGCGGTGGAAGGGTTAAAGTAAGATATGGCGACCACGAGTCCGTTAAGATAGACCGAATAATTTAAGTAGGCGTTTGTGTTGATATTGCCATACCACAGGCAATTTATTGTCAAAGTTCCATTGCTTCCGAGCGCATTGGCCGGAAGGACCACGCTGGCCACCGTTGTTGTGGAGGACTGATTTGTGAACCAGACTGGGGTGTGGATGTGGAACTCGCCATTATTCCACGTGGTTGAATTCGTCCCGTAGGTGGCTGTGACCTGTCCGAAAAAGTTTGTCTGTCCGCCAATGGTCTGCTTCACCAATCCGCCATTGCTATCAATGGTTACCGTGTTTCCGTTGGTTCCTCTGACCTGCAGAACGCCGTTGGTCCAAAGGAGATTCTGTGTCCACATGGAGTTGGTATCGCCGCCCTGGCTGCTCAGGAGCGATCCCGCGACCGGCGAGTTGGTTGTGCCGGTCCCGCCCAGGCTCATTGGCAGCACAGCCGAGAGCGTGTCGGCATTGGTCGCGTGGGTTGCCTGCTGCGCGTTAATGGAGTTAGTCACGGCGCTTGTAACCTGCGAGCCGGTGATGCTTCCAATCAAATTGGTCGCGCTCTGCGCGTAGGTGGCGTTGGTGACAATGCTGCTAACCTGCGAGCCCGTGATCTTGCCCACCAAGTTGGTTGCGTTAATTGAGTTAGTTGCCAGCGTGGCCGTGGCGGCGTTATTGGTCGGGGTTGGACTGTTGGACAAATAGTTCATCTGCTCATTTTCACTCCACGCTCCGCTGAGGTTCACCACAGCCGGAAAGTTGCTTAACTGATAAGGGAAAAAAAGCAGGTCCGTCTCAACGTCCGTATCTCCAGCCGGGTCATAATCAACCCTGTAAAGCTTAATAAGCAGGTGCGTCTCATCGACTGAGATTCGGAAAAGCGGATCCCCGGAGGCGTTGGCGATATCCATTCGATCCCATTCCATTGACCCCGAGGCCGTCTCCACGTAAGCCCCGGCCACTTGAGCGTCAATTGAAGAATCATGTGAATTTGTGGCTCCATTGGATGTGCCCAAGAGAATGGTCGATTGAAGGTTGAAATTAGTCAGGCTTCCCGTGTTGGTGATCGTGGAATAAAAGAGCACATTGGTCAAAGAAGTCACAAGGAGCGGGTTTATATAGGTACCCAAAACTTGCGTCTGAGGCCCAAGGCCAAACAAAGAGCAGTTGGAGTTAGTAACGCGAATCAGGTAACAAAAAACCGAGTCAAGATAACCCGGCGCGGTTGACGCCCCGATATTGATATCCCCGCCAAAATTCCGGTAAGCGCTGCCACCGATCAAATTAAAATGGTCAAGGACCGCATTGGTTTCAAAATAAATTCCGCAGCCCGTGCAGCCAGAGGCCCAGACTTCGGTGTCCTGGAAGATGTCACAGCTTCCCGTTGCAATCTCAATTCCATTTCCAGAGCAACTGTCAAAAAAGCTTGTGCTTAAGAAGATTTCCCGGTTCTTGGTTCCATCGGCGGCGCATTGCGAGCGGAACCCCGTGGCAAAGCCCGCGACCGAGGAATCAGTCACGCGGAAGCCGCCCATTCTTCCGCCCACCAGGATTCCCGTCCCGGTGCGCGTGTTCTCGCAGCTGCCCCAAAGCTCGCAGTGGCTCACCCAGCCATCGTAGTTGAACATCGCCGAGCTCACGACGGCCAGGGGGGAAACGTAGGCCCCATCCACGTAGATAGCCGTGTTCAGGCAGGTGCCGTTGACAGAATCAACCAGGCACTTGTCCTGCGCCTCCAGACGGATGCCATCCCAAAGGCGAATAGAGTCCGTGTTGTGCCCGGATTCAAATTCACCCAGGTCAACGTGGTCAACGCAGAACTCACGGGTGAATCGCGCATGGATGGCCGCGCCGCTGGTTCTCTGGACAAGAGAGTCAATGGTCAAGTTACTCACCCGGCAGCCGATGAGCCCCGGCGCGTCCACGGGGTCAGCGGGCAGGGCGAAATACAGGATGTCCCCGTAATCGGAGGCCGCCAGGAGCCGCGTGGCTTTACCCGCGCCATTAATCCAGACATTGGTATTGTTGATGCGCAGGGTGGAGGTGAGCAGATAGGTTCCGGCAGGCAAATGCAGTTCGCCTCCTCCGTGGGCCTCGAGATTGGTGATCGCCGATTGAATAACGGCGGTGGCATCGGTAATGCCATCATGGGGCGCGGAAACATACGAAACAAACGCGGACGCATTGGTAAGGCTGGCCAGATAGCGCGGATCATTGGTCCCAATCTTGGTGTTAACTTGCGTCTGGAACGAATTGGACTGAACCAGGTCCTTGGCGCTGGCATCCGCCGCAGCCGCCAGTTGCGCAGCCAACGCCGCGCCATTGATATCCTTCGTGTTGATCTGCGCCTGGAGCGCGTTAGAGCTGGTTGTAGTTGCCGCTGTGTTGGCGGTGATTTGGACTTGCAGGCCATTGGATGTGCTTTGGCTCCAGCTTTGCGCCATGCCAGCCGCGTCAAATTGCGTGGGATCCACGGGCGCGGGCTGAGCCACCGAAATCGTGACAATCCCCGAGCCGTCCACCGGGCTGATAACCACATTGGTGGATCCAGATACAATCTTCGCCACCACGCCATATAAATTTGTGTAAGTGTAAATTTTGTAGCCCGTGCTTAGGGTGATGGCATTCACGACTGTGTTTGTCGGATACACCTGGAGCGCGATCTTCCCTGGGATCTTGGCAAAGCTGTAATGGTAGTTAAAAGGCAGCAAGGGGACGATGACCGAGTTCGTCACGGTGCGCGTGATTGCCCCACTCACGGCAATGTTTGTTCCAGTTCCGTCCACCGTAATCCCATCATCATCCGGAGTGATGATCAGCGTGCGCGGCTCGGTCTCGCCCGTGAAGTTGACCAGGTTGAATTGCACCTGGACAAAATTAGTCTGGGCCCATGCCGGCAGCGCGAAGAGCAGGAGCAAAAGCACAAGACTGGCTGCTTTTCCAAGCTGGCTGCGGCTCTCCCGATCCACGGCCCTGGTGATATGCACGCTGTAGGCAACCTCGCTGCGCTCGCCAGGCTTGGTCTTAAACTCCACCAGGTCGCCCGTGCGCAGCACCTTGATCCCCGTCTTGCGAAGATCCTTGATGTGGACAAAGACGTCCGGAGCCTTGTCGACCGTGATAAAGCCGTAGCCCGCCAACTCGTTAAACCATTTTACAACACCGTGAATCATAATTAAGGAATATTTAATTGGTGGGGCGGTGCTGCCGCGCCGCCCTGATATTAGGGCTGAGGAGCACCTCAGCCCCACCATGCGTGTTTAGTTTGTCGGCACCGATTCAGGTTTCTCGGGTTTTCCTGGTTTGGCCTCACTAGCCACGCCGCGCTTGATGATGGCCGCGCCCAGCTCGTCTTCCACTTTGACGACCGATCCCGCCTTGTAATGCGCGCCCGCGTGGATCGTGTTCTGTTCGAATTTAATTTTCATATTTTTTAGCTTTCGTTTGTTTCAATCCGTAATCCGCAATCGCCAATCCGCAATTGAATCAGGGGAAATACCCGCCAATCACCTTCTGGATCGTGAGCGAATTGGTCTGCGAGGTCACAATCTGATCCAGCCGCCACCACCGCGCATTATTGAGCACGGCGGGACCAATGAGGGTGTAGCCCACAACCGGGTTCGTCCCATTGGCGGAGTTAGTGACCGTGATTGGCAGCGTAGTGCTGAAGTTAGTGCCATCCACGCTCACATTAAATCCAAAGACCACGTTGCTGGTGCCTGAATTAGTTCCCACCAGCATCGGCGCCAGCGCGTAGCCCCGCCCGCTCCAGATCTGCACCGGTGGGTTGGTTGTGCCGAAGTTGTTGGTCGAAGGACCCGCGATCACCAGGTTGGTGATCCCAAAGCTCTTAACCACCTGCGCTTGCGACGGCGCTGTCATAAACAGCAAGCCCGCAATGATGAGCATCCAAAGGATGCCGAATGTTTTTTTGTTTCGATTTTTCATAAAATTCGTAATTCGTAATTACTAATTCGCAATTGGCTTAAAGCACGTTCTGGAGGATGTAGCCCGCTTCCGGACCGACCAGTTTCTCGGAAACGAAATGTTTCGCCGCGTGGAAATCCGAATAGCGATCGGGCATGCGATAGGAGTCAACTGCCACCTCCGCATTTCCGGTCATCTCCGTCCAGTTGAAGGTGCGCCCGAAGTTGGGAGCCTGGAGATCCTGCGAGGCTTCCGTGTGCGCCAGGATCATGTTTGGACCCCACAGGTTGTTGGGATCTTCTGTCTGGCCTTCCGCCGCATTGTTTTGCAGCGTGCCAGCCACGATGAAGTTGCCGGCCGGGACACCAAAGACAGCCGCCAGCAAATCCTCTGTCAGAATGCCGGTCTGCGTGTATTTGATCAGGTCGATCAATTTGGGATGGCGCTTGAGCGCGTTGAACACGTCGCGATTGACTGTGATCATGTTGACTTCCAAACCAATTTGCTTGCGCACGAGTTCCTTGGCCGCATCGACATCCAGCACCGGGTTGGAGGATTGGTAATCCGCCCAGGAGACGGAAACAGGGGCCGTTGGAACCGTCCCGCCAAAGACCAGGTTCTTCACCCGCAGCTCGTGATTCTTCATCACAATGTTCATCGACCTCAAGACCGCCGACTTGTCGGCGTCAAAGAACGTGGCGTATTTTTTGCGCTCCACATCGTCGATGGGAACGACATGGCCGTAATCGTTGCAGGAGTAGCTATCGCCTGAAATGCGCATCTGGCTCTGGCTGTAGGCAGCGCCTGGCGCGCGCTGGATGTCCGTCGGGAAATCCAGCATATTGACACGGTCAAAGACGTAGAAGCTTGCCGATTGCAAGCCTGAGTAGAAAGTCGGGAAGAGCCGCCGGCCCACAAAGGCTTTGGCGTCTTCCATGAATTTAGTCGCGATCCCGCTCATCAGCGGGTTGAATGTAGGAGTTGCGTTCATTTGTTTTTCAGAATTTTAAAATTTCAGCGTTTCAGATTTTTCGATTTAAAGGCTAATCTCGAGCGCGTCGATGATCTCAATCACATCGCCATCAGCGCTGGCCGCTCCAGGGGCGATCTTGATTCCAACCGTGCGGTTTCCAGTCGCACCCGCGCCCACCTTACCCCCAGCCAACGGCACAACCTGGTCAGGCGTATTGATCACGCCACCAGCGATCACCTTCATAGTTCCGCCCTTGCCAAAAAGCCGGACCGTGAATTGATTGGAGTTAGGCAGTTGGTTGAAGATCGTGCCGATCGGCAAGGTGGTCGCGGCCGTGGCAAGGCGAATCGTCTCTTTGCCAGGAACGATTTCAACCACGTAATTTTGCTTGCCCGCCAGATCCGCCGTCACTTCGGCGCTAAAGGCTTTGTATGGGCTGTCAGTAAAAGTTTGCATCATAATTTTATTTCAGTTTTTGTTTCGATTTAAATGGTGGGGCGGTGCTGCTGCGCCGCGCTGAAAATTCAGTTTCCCAGCTTGTCGCGCCAATCCTCGTAGAGTTTGGGCATCGAGCGGGCGAGCTGCTCTTGGGCCTTGGCTTCAGTGATATTCTGCTTGTCGGCAATTGCCTTGGCCTTGACCACAAATTCATGCTCCTTCTTGCCGCCCTGCTGGCTGCCAGAATCGCCGCCGTTATTAGCGCCGGTGACAACCGTCAAGAGCGCCGGGTTGACTGGCAAAGCCTCAATAATGGCTTTTGCCTGGACAGGAGCGGCAATGACCAGCTCTTCGTAATGAGTGATCAGCGCCGTGTCCTTGGGCGCGATCTTACCAGCGGCCACAGCCAGTCCGACAATCGCCTTGGCGCTGTCTTTGGCATGGGTCACCGCCGCCTGTTCCAAGGTAATGAGCTTGGCTTTCAGGGCTGTGAGTTCGTTGTCCTTGGCGGTCATTGCCGCCTTTTCTTCGTCTGTCATACTTTCTTTTGCTTTCGTAGCGGCGGCATCGCCGCCCTTGTTTTCGCCTCGTTCCCCGACCTCCTCAGTCAAGGACTTCAGCATAAATTCAGGGGTCACTCCCAGGAGCTCCGCAATCGCTTTGCAGCATTTGTCGCGGGCGGCCGTGGTGATGATCTTGTCTTCGCAGTCAGTGCAAGCCGCCAGGGCTTCGCCAAAGGCTTCGACCAGGTTCTCAACCTTGGGCTTGGTTAAATCGTCGCTGGTCTCCTCTTCCACCACTTTGCCCTTGGCCCAGACTGGCGCGATCTTGCGGAAGGCAGCGCGGTTGACAAGACCTCCCATGTTGATTTCCGCGCCGTAAACCTCGCCCGACTTGTCATCAATAAAGGTGGAAGGCGAAAAGCGCCGATACGCATGGCCGGTAACCGCCTTTTGGCCGGGTTCAGTCCATTCGAGCTTGGCGCGAACGCCACCGCTCTTGGAATCATCGCCACCCCAATAGAATTCCGTGGGATGGGCCGAGGCGTCGGCGTCCTTGTGGTCGAAATCAAAAAAGGGAAGGTCACCTTCGCCATTAGCCGCCTTGGCGCGCAGATCCGCCAACGCCTTTGCCAGGACGCTCGCCGTGCCCGCGTGGACCTTGACCTTTAAATTCACCGCCTTGCCATCGCGCGACGCGGAAATCATATGTTCCCCAGGGGGCAGATATTGGATCTCGGCCGGTGCGGACTTATCCGCGCCCAGTTCCACTGTCGGTAGCGCCATCGCCAGCCGTGCCAGCACGATTCCCGGTGTCACCTGTCCTTTGCTTGAAAGTTTCTTTTTCATGATTTTTTTTGTTTCAGCGTTTTAGCTTTTCAGCGTTTCAGCTTTTTTCTTCAAAGTCCCAGATCCCGGATCTGCCGATCCACGACTTCCTGCCCGCGTTTCTCCACCGCCGCCTGCAAAAGCTCCGTCCTGGGGAGCGCGTCCGGATCGGCGTCCTGGGTGACCGACGGAGTCAAGATGTATTCGATCGTGATCCCGCCGTTTGCGGCAGCGATCGCCAATGCGGCGCCGCGCTGGGTTTTCACAAGAAAAAGCGTGAATCCCGTTTCCTGTTCAAAGGTTGAAGCCGCACGGCCGTAAGCCTCTGGCGTTTGCGGAATGGTGAGCGCCCCGGCCCGCTTGGCCGTGATGGTTCCCCCGAAAACCTTCTGCGCAATGCGTGGATCATTAATTGACACTGAGACCACCAAGCCAGAGGCATCGACAATGGGCGCTTGCACGGAGTTAGCGACCTGCAACCAGAAATGCTCGCGCTTGCCACCCAGCTTATTTGACTGGTTGCGATCGCGAATCTGGTAATGCTGCTTGAGCTGGTTTCCCAGCTCGCGGCCGCAAGCCAGCATCATTTGCCGGGGATTGCGCGCCTGCCCGTGAAGCTGCTCCAGCTTGTTCACCGTCCCGTGATCGTCAAAATGAATCGTGAGCATCAGGCTTTCCCCTTATTCGGTGGGGCGGTGCTGCTGCGCCGCCCACTTATTGCCCCAGCCCCTCTGCGCATCACGCCCTTGGCCACGCCATTGACCAGCGCCGTGCCCATGGCGTTTTCCAGCGCCGTTTGCAGGGAGGTGGTATCGAGCCTTTTGAAAATCTCAGGAAAATGGTGATTGGCTTTTTCGATGGCTTGAAGAAATTCAGCATCCGAAACCTTGCCCGACTTGGCCAGGACCACCAGCTTTTGAAACACGGGTTTCACACCCGAAAGCCATTTCGCCTGAACTCCAGTTAAGTCTTCCAGCACGTTTTCGGCAAGCTGCTCTGAAGCATCCTTGGCCTGCACCGGCTGCTTGGGCGGTTGATCCGCCAGATCAGTCGGATCGGTCTTATCCGTCGGATCGGTCGGATCATTGGGTCCAGGCTGCGCCTGGCCGCCAATGGTGGCTTCGCCGGCATCTGGCATGGGCACATCGTGCCGCCCGTAAAGGTAGCCCACCGGAAACTTAAGCCCCATCACCGAAAGCACCTGGTCGCGCTGCGCCATCGCCAAGCCATCCTTGATTTCCTTGGTGCCCAGTTTGGCCACCGGGCAGTTATCGGCATTGCCATAATTAAGAGTGCAAAGGGACGGAATAAACTGGTCATTCACCGCCTCCATCACCCAATCACCCGCCGCTTCCAGAAGATCCCCGCGAACCCCTTCCTGCACTTCGCCCAAGGCACGGCTTCCGGAAGCGCCCACATCGGTTGTCAAGGTCTGCCCCAGCACGACGATGTCGCAAATCTTGTCAGCGAAGGTAAGTAGGAACGCCTGGGGATTATCCGAGCCCGCCTTGCCAGCTTCCTTGAATTCCATCTTGGTCCCGGCCGGGAATGCCGCCCATCCCGCCGAGCCCATGTTCTCCATCATGTCAGACACAAGGGCCAATAAATTGGGTTTGGTCTGGTCATACTCAACCCAGCGGAATGGCTGGCCAAACAATTGCGCGAAATTAAGCATCCATTCCTGGGAGAAATTGGCCGCAATCCACCAACCCGCCAGCGTGCGAAGCATCGCCCCGGCCAAGGGATGGCCACTCTTGCGCTTCATCATCGAAATGAGAAATTTATTATCCGGAAAATGGGCGAACTGCTGAACCTGCGGCTGCAAGGGCTGATACTCGACCGGCTCCGCGTTGACCTGCGTATTGATCTGGGTGGTATCCAGCATCAAGTCAGCGCCGATGCCAGGATATCCGTAATAGCGGGGATGAATCCAGCGCGTGTCCGCAGGAACAATCCCGTCCGCCGATCGCATCCAGTCAATTTCCAGAACCGACAAGCCCTTGCCGTAGGCATCCATCAAATCGTAAAGCGTCCCGCCCCAGTTATTGCGGTCGCGCTTAGGATCGGCCTTCATCCCGCGCAGCGCCTTCTCAACAAACTGCGCCTTGTCCTCATCGGCCGGCAAAGCCGGTTTGCCTTTTTCCGCGTAGGGCTCAACCGAAAGCTCCATCGACTTGACCGCGCTCTTTAACTCATTGAGGTCTTTACTGAGATGCGGCCAGGTTTCCTCCATCAGGTCAAATAACTGCCACTGCGCTAAAAGCATCCCGCCAAAAACCCCGCGCAAAATGGATTCAATTATATCCGGCGTGTAACCGCGAACCATGGCCGACATCCACCGATCGCGCGCCTGGGGAACGATGTAGGGGAGAAGGGGATTATTCGATTGCGGATTGGCGATTGCGGATTGCGGATTAGCAGAAGAGGAACGGCCAGCGCCAGGAGCCGGAGCCGGGGTGAGCGGCGGCATTGTCTTAGGAGCCAGCTTGGCCGGCTTCTGACCTCTACCCTTTGACTTTTGACTTGTGACGGGTCCCAACATGCGACGAGAGTCGCATGCCTAACCCCTCCAAGGCTAACCCGTGGCGGGATGATTCGCTGACCCTTCCTAAAAACCAGATACGGTAGGTCGGTGCTGCTGCGCCGCCCAAACTTTGTTTTATCTCCGGTTTGACCAATTCCTAGACCCGTATGCAAAGCGTTTGCAAAGACACGGAGACGAACTTTGGCACTCAGGAGCCATGATGACGCCATTAAAACGGTATGAGGCATTCTAGGCGGCATTCCTAGGCCTTTGCATGATCAGTGAAAGGCGCATATTGCTTTCAGCGTTTTAGCGTTTCAGCTTTTCAGCGTTTGCCTCACCAGGTGTCTCGGCCTGAAGCTGGCCATCCCCGCATGGTTGTTCCCCAGGATAATTCCTTCAGTCGTCGTCAGCGCCGCCCCCAGTCCGTAGCTTCCAGCCCTGATCGACAGCGCCAGGGCCGTGGCTCGATCCGCGTGGCCATCGGCATTGTGAGATGCTCTGTAAGTCACAGCGCCGCCAGGCGTGGTCACCCTGTTCACCGAGTGAAGGTCTTCACGGATGGAGCGCAGGATCGGAATCCGGTTTGAGCGCCTCTCAAAAGCCATGCGCATTTTACTAAAAAGTTCCACCTTGAGCAGGTTGGTGAAGGTGCAGAGTTCAATCTTTCCGAACTTGTTTGCGTCGGGCTTCCATTCCCCAAACGCCTTCACCAGGTAATCTCCCATTCCAATTCCAGGCCCCGTGTAATCCAGGCAAACCCGCCGCGCCCGCTGGATGCGAGGCGAAAGAATCTCCACCTGATCCGGCGTGGACATGGCTTTTAACTCCAGCACTTCGCAGGTTTGCTGGATATCGCCCAGTTGCAAATTAGACCATGCGACCGTCAAATCGTGCTTTCGGCCAAAATCGATCCCGATATCAATAGGAGGACCGCTACGCGCCATCCAAAACTCAGGCGACATGGTAGCCGTGGCCTCCAGGGATTCGCACCCAGCAATCAGTTCATAGGGCAATAACACCGCCTGCGAATCCAGGAACTGGCATTCGAATTCTTGGGCCCATCCCTCCGGATCATCCATTCCGGCATAAAGCTCATACAGGTTGACAGGCAAGCCCTGCGCAACAGCGTCGTAGATTGTGACCAGGTGGCAACTCCAGCGCATTTGCGCTTCCTGGGAGGTGAGCTTGGTGGTCTTTGGCAGCCCGGCCACCACGGCATCGATGCGCTCGCGAACATGGACCGGTATGATGCTTTCCGCCTGCTTCTTGACCTCCTGATCGCTCTTGCCGTAATTCTTTTGCCAGATCTCGTGAAACTTATTGCCCACACCGTTAGGCGTCGAAATCAGCCGGCCTTTCTTCACGCCGCCGCGCAAGGGATTATTAATCGACGGATAGATGGCCCTCCAGGTCGCATCGAAGTCCTCAAAGAAAGCCGCTTCAGTCAATAAAAAATTACAGGAGTAACCGCGAACGGTATCCGGCTTTCCAGGAACAGCCATAACCCGCGATCCGTGCGGAAACACAATGGTGGCCGATTTTAACAGCGTCTCCGATCCGCCTTCGCGCTCCTCAATAAAATCGTCGATTGCCAGCTTGTAGGCTTCGGTCCATTGCTTCCATTTCTCCAGGGATTCTAAAGATTGACGTTCCGAAGGCGCAGCCAGGAGCCAATCCACCTTGCTTCCTTCCAGCTCGTGCTTGTAACAATCGGCGATTCCTTCTTCGCCCGAGGCGTAGTCTTTTCCCGTCTGGCGGGCCTGCAACCCAATCTTGAAGCGTGAATCGTCTTCCGCCCATGCCTTTTGGTAAGGCAATAAAAAATCATGCGGCGATGAGGGAACGTGGATATTAACCGCTGATTTCACGGATGGCGCAGATGCCAAAACCGGTGGGGCGGAGCTGCCGCTCCGCCCTGACTTGGCCTTCCCTGGGGCCTTCTCTTTCACCACGCCACCTCAACTGTCCAAAAAATCCAACCCAGATTTATCCGCCAGTGCGAGGTATCACATTCAGGATCATCGCAGGTTCCACAGGTTACCGCCAGAACCGGTGTCACAAGCAACATGTCAAAATGAAATTCAATAGACATTACGACATTCCAAAAACCTGTTTAATCTTCGCCTGCTTCTCTTCAGGCGTGAGCCTCTCATCAGCCAGCACCTTCTTGGTCTTATCGGCCTGGTCTTCCAGGAACTTCATGCGCCGATCAAAGCGCCGCTGATCCGCCCGCTTGAGCATCAGGCGAGCCGCCGCCGTCCGGTTCTTGGGATCGTCCTTCATCAAGGTCTTCTGAATGACCTCCTGGCCGATCAGCTCCATGGCCGCGTCCAAGGTGGCTTCGTCGCTTCGGCCCGCGAGCTTGGCATGAACCGCCTCCAGCATCTTCGCCGTGGCCTCCACTTCCAGGAGCTGCTCTTCGGTGCGGATCCGCGTGGCGATATTGCCGATCGTCCCAATCGAAGGTTGTTCGCCATCCCATTCCCCGCCGCGCCATGCCGCCGCCGCCAGGCTCACTTGCTTTAGCGAAAGTTTTGGATCGGACAAAAGAAGATAAAGCGCCTCCCGCTGTTCATCCGTCAGCGACGCCTCATAAGAATCGCTCCTCAGCTTGTCGCCGTTGGGATTAGGTTTGGCTTTCATCTGTATTCTTTTTCAGCATTTCAGGATTTCAGCTTTTCAGCTTTTTCCCTCACATTCCCCGGCTCGCCAGCTCATCGACGCCATCGGCCGTGATCTTCCAGATGCGAAATTCCGGCGTGCGCTTGGGCACTTCCTCCAGAAACCCCGCGCTCATCAGATAGCGTATGTGCCCTTCCATGTCCTCGCTGGAGACATTGATCATGGTCATGGAGCGCACGCACGTCTCCAAAGTCAGTTGCGTCATGCCGCGCGGAAAGCGCTTGGCGGATTGCAAAATCGTATCACGGATCAGTTGGGTGTCGGCAGGGTTCATGAGTGGGACTTGGGTTGAGAGTTGTTCTGTAGTGACTGCAATTGCGCCTGGATCGAGATCATGCTCGCCGTGGTGGACCTAAGAACGCCGGTCATTTCAGCCAGGGAGACGGAGACTCCTTTAATTTCCTTGGTCATGTCATCGCGCAGATCATCGATCTTGTCATAGACCACCTTGCGATGGCCGGAGGCGGCTGCGTCCGAATCCTTGCGCCCCTGTTTCAAATCGAGCAATTCGCGCTCAATATTTGTCATGCGTTCCTTGCAAATTTGTTCCGTCACGCACTCCCCAACATTCTTGATATGCAATGGCTGCGGGGTGATCTCCCGCGTCTCCTTGCCCTTGGGCAAAAGCGACTTGATAGCCACCCCAATTCCAAGCAAGAAGGCCAGGCATCCGAGCCACGCCGCAATTTCAACAGGAGCCGAGTTCATTTCTTATTTCGCTTATTTCGCTTATTTCGCGGTTAATTCTGCTTGCCCTGCGCTTCCTGAATCTTATCCGCCACAGCCCGCCGATAGCGCTGATAGCGCGCCTCTGGCATGAACACCCCGTCCACCGGAACCGTGAAGACCTGGTTTGAGCGGACAAAGGTCTCAGTTTGATCCGAGCTTATCACTTGAATCTGCGGCCCTTTGCAGGCGCTCAAGCTCATCAAGATCAGCGGTAGAATGAGCAGTGGCATCAGTGCTGTTTTGAGTGGCAATGTCCGAATCAATTTCTTCATAGCGTGTTTTGTTCTGGGGACCGGGTTTGGCGGCGGCATCGTTCTGATCCGCCTTGCGCTTCACCCACCAGGCGGTAAGCCCAAGCGCCGAGGCGATGATGGCGAGAATGGAAGCGGTCATAAATTCCTAATTCGTAATTCTTAATTCGTAATTATTCTTTCCCAATCCCCGCCTCAATCCCATCGCGCAAGGAGGTCAACAGCTTTTCCGCGAACGGACTGGCGTCAATCTTCGCGGCCACCATCTTTTGCCAGTTCACTTCGTAGATTGAAATCGCCGCCAAAATAGCCGCTTGCGCAGCCGTGTCGTGCAGCTCATTGACTGAGATATTCGACAGCGTCGACTTAAGCGCGGTTGGATCAAACGACTTATCCGCCAAGGCGACCGTCAGCACCGTGTCCGCCGCCCGCAGATATTCCACCGAATTGGAATCATACATCTCCGCCGCGACGGAAGCCCCAGCCGCCAGAGTCGCCAGCGTGTTAGCCACAAAGTCCCAGTTCACCGACGCACTGCTCACCGACGCACTCACTCCATTAGTGGTGGGCTCCGGCTCCGGCCCAATGGGATGAATCATTGAGGTGGGCGTGGAAGCGCAGCCAGTGAAGAGCACAACCAAAAACAACACCACCGTGGTAGCGATCCCCAGCGGCAAATAGAGCCGGTTGCTGATAAAACCAGAAGTCGATTTTGGAATGTCAGAAATCTTCGTGCCCTTCGTGTCTTCGTGTGAGGAATTCCCGTTCTCCGCGAAGCTTTGCAGCGCCTTGAATCCAAACGCGCCACCGACAAGCCCCACCTGGCTCCAGTCCAGGGGCAGCATCCTGCCCGCCTTGATTGAAAGCGCGGCCCACACGCCAACGACGGTCACAACCACCATCATGGTAAGCACCCGTATCATGGACGGCTGGCCGTCCCCGTCAGAAAAAAGTTCGTTTAATTTATTCATGGAATTTTTTATTTCAGCATTTTAGCTTTTCAGCTTTTCAGCGTTTGACTGAAAGGGCATTCCGTCCGCCAGGTGTTGGGACACAAAGCGTCCGGCGCGAAGGCCGCGCTCCAGACGGACGGAAAGAGGGGAAAAAGGGTTGCTGACAGGTCGGAGACAGCGCGTTAAATTCCGTCCATGACAACATTCATTCAACGCGCCGAATCCTTCCTGTGCCCGGCTCTTAACCGGAAAGTCAGACTTGTTTGCAATTGGGCTGTTCATCAGTCAGGCGATCAAGTGTTCAACGGTCGGGAGTCTTGTTCTGGCTGGGAGGAATGCGGCATTCGTTCTCAAACCGGCATTCTGGGCATGGGTGTGCGCACAGATTGGGACCGCTGCAAACACCCTCTGCCAGCTCCAGTCTTAGCGAAAGACAATCCGAATCCTTGAACTCGGGCAGCTTGGAGAGGTCCACCTCCCAGGTAAGGCACAGGTGGGACTGGTTCTTGCGCTTGAGAAAAAGCGAAAGTTTGGAAGGCATCCCCGCCGGGCGGATCATCAACTGGCGGCGGCCCTCGCATTCCTCGACGTGGATGCGGCACTGCCCAGCGAAGGTGGTTTGTGAGATCTCAATAGGAATCCCCCCATTCGTAATTCCTAATTCGTCATTCGTAATTGCTGTTTTTGTGCGTCCCAACATGCGACGAGAGTCGCATGCCTCCCCCTCGAAAGGCTAACCCGTGGCGGGATCTTTCGGGAACCCTTTGGAAAGACTTACTTCAGCGTGAATGTTCCAGACTGGGATCCAGACTTAATTTCATCAGTCAGAACGAAAGTTCCTGCGCTCCGGGACTTGAAATGCAACTCAACCCAAGTGGATTGGTTAATCTGCATGCTGCCATCTTTCCCGGTCCACTCAGAAATATAAGCATCCCAACCAACGGGAGGCAGATAAGTCGATCCCACAATGGAATAAAAGTTTGCACTAACGAACGGGCCATCAACAAAAGAAGTTAGGGTAAATTTTCCTGTTTTTTGAAAATCACCAGAAGCAGCGGTGACTTTAAACGTCAGGCATCGGTCATCAATCGAAGGAACGGCTAGCTGCTTTGGGTTACCGTAATAGGTCACTCGCGCAACCTTGCTTGTCATACAACCATCCACCACGCAGAAATACGGAAATTGAAACCCCGAAAAGTGCCTATTAAAAGTCAGCGTCGGTCTTGTGTAACCATCTAGTCTTATTTGCCAGTCACCGTTTTGGAAATACCATTGATAAGTTTGATGTTTGCCAAATGCTAAACAGGTAAGACTGACGGTTGCGCCCTGAGAAGCAGATCGTGAAACCGGTTGTTTTAGAAAGTGCCGATAAAAACTTCCGCTCACACGGTAATAATAATGATTGGGAGTCGGTGCGTAATCGATAAAAACGTTGGTAATTAATGCTGGAGACCAAACAAAACCAATTGTCTCCCAGGAGTTGCTATCAATTGACCGATCAATTTGAATCTCAGTAGTAGCGTTGGTCATCCATCGCAATCGAGTGATTGCCCCATTGGTAGCGCAATCCTCCCAAAATTTTATATGTCCACAGAAACCGGAAACCGCTGATAAGCCGAATAGCACGATCAAAGCAACGAGTTTTTTCATAGTTATTTTTTCCATTTATCCAACGGGAATTTTTCCCGCAATTCGATTAAGGTCCAACTAACTTTGTCTGGATCATTTTGACAGTTATCTAGAAACGCTTGCAAGTAATTATGGCAATCCTGGACCTTGGTTGATGTCCGATATTCCGTTTGAGGTTCCTGTAAGGTAACACCTGATGTTGTATTTGCAACATGTCGGTGTTCGATTTCTTCCGCCTTATCCAAAATCCATTGCTGCACATCGGTTTCAGATTCCGGCGTCAGATGAATCAAAGTGGAAAAATAGCTGCGATTAATACCCAGCAAGTCGGCAAACTCTTGCTGAGTCAGTTTAGAACGCTTCCAAGCGTCTGTTAGTTTTTTAACATTTTCTTGTTGACCCATGTTGGTTTTGTGTTAATTTTCTAACATGTTACGCGAAACATTAACCGAAGCGAGCCAAACCTACCGGCCAACTCCCCTGGCGGAGCTGATTCAGGAATACAGCGTATTCGATGGCAAACTCCACCCCAGCGCTTGGCACATGGAGCTGAGCTATCCCCAATGGCGCGAATGGGCGCTGCGCCAGGAGGTCTCCCACATCTGCATCCCCTTTCCTCAACGCGACAAGGATCGGTTGTCTCAGCTGCTCTTTGGAAAGCTTCCCGGCCCGATGGAATGCAACCTCACCAAGGACGAGGCAGAGGCGATGTATGAGTTTCATTTCAGAGTCTTACGTCAAGGCACTGAACCCAGCCTCCTGAATCGCTTCTACACACCGTCACTTCAATCTCCATGCCCAGTGTGTGCAAAATGAACTTGTCGCCTTTAACAACGGGCTTTTCACATCTGAATTTCGGCATTCCTAAAAATTCGCCTTTTCCGGCGTTTTTTAGAAATTCCAAGTCCGTCACATCGGCGAAGAACTCACCATTTTTAAAAATTTGATCGCGCATGAAACGTAACGTTACCCGAAACATTCCACACCGTCAACGAATCCACGGGATCGTGGCTGACGCCAAGTCGCTGGGGGTATCTCGCGTTCATCTCTGGAAGGTGATTCGCGGCCACCGGGAAAGCCGCTCCCTTCTTCGCCGCTATAACGAACTCAAGGAGTCCAAATGAACACTAAGCCTGGAAAGAATCCCGCACCTGGCGCAGACGCTCCATTTCTTCCCACTCCCGCGCGCCAATCGAAAGCCAGGAAACAATCAAAAGCCAATGCAAGTGGCGCTCCTTCTGCCAGTCGCGCACCCGGCACGGCTAGTAAGGCAGGCAAAGGGAAATCACCAGTTTCCTGGAAAACTCAACCCGGCGTCGTTTCAAATAATCTGCAACGTCTGATCGACAGGGGATTTCAACGAGAGGCGGAGGCAAGGAAGCGGGAGGAGCGCCGTCATAGAAGAGCCACCGCCCCAATGCGTCGCGCGCTTGCTTCTCTTGAGCAAGCAGCTCTTCCAGCGGCATGTCCGGCCTGTCCGCTTTGCCAAGCCGCCCGTGCAATCCATCAAGCCAAAGCAAAACTTCGCGGGTTGTCATGCCCGCCAGTCTGCCAATCCAAAACCAAGGAGTCAAAATGAACGCTCAACAAAACAAAAAGACCGCTCTAAATAAAAGCCTCCCCGTCAGCGAACTGATTTGCGAGATCGACCTCTTTGCCCACTGCGCCATGAGGCGAATGAACGAGGCAAACCAACTCAAGGCTGAGGACAATGAGCGCTGGCATGATGAAAGACGGGAAATGCACACCTTCCTCTTTTGCGCCGGCAGCCTGGCTGAAAAATGCGGCCTCGCCTCCTTTGTCTACAGCGATCACAAGATTGCCAGCCAGCTCCAACCCGCCGTGGAGGCGCTATGATCACACGAAGCCACGAAGTCACGAACACGAGCATGTTAATAGAGTTGCGCCGCGCACTGGCCACTCTAGAGAGCGTGAAGCGCAAAAACCCACATATCGATGATTCGGTTTCTGGGGAAGTCAGTTTGCGAATTAAAAAACTTCGTGCCTTCGTGTCTTCGTGTGACCAACTCCTAAATCCCCATGAATAACTGCGAACGCCCAAACACCAACGGCCAACTCTCCTTCGATCTGCGCCTGCCCGCTGGCCGGCCCCTGGTCCCGATCGAAGCCGTCATGGTTTTGATCGACCGCGACGAGGACGACATCTTGAACCTGGTCGAGCTGGGCAAGCTGCGCTGGGCGTTCGACATTTCCTCCCCTGGCACCAAGCGGCGCGAACTGCGCATTCACCGGGAGAGCGTTTTGGAATATCTGAGTTCCTCACACGAAGCCACGAAGGACACGAATCTAATTTCCGGCATACTTCCCAAACCCACTCTGGTTCAAGCCCACGCCACCATTCGCGGCACCGAGCTGGGCCGGCGCTTTAGTTGCTGCCAGTGGCTGGTTGCCAACTTAATTGACACGGGCGAGCTTTCCCTTGCGCCCATCCCGGTGACCTGCAAGGTCAGCCCCTTTATCGACCACGCCAGCGCCCTGGCCTTCCTGCTACGCCGCTGCCTGAATAATGCCCAATCCGCAATCCGAAATCCCCAATCCGCAATATGAACGCTAAACCAACTCTCAAACGCCCCGTGGTTTTGCTGACCCTCGCTGAGGCGTCCGATTATATCCAGGCACTGCCAAAAGCCGAGGCGATGCAATTTGTCGTCGGCTTTAACTCGCTCCAGATCTGGAGCCTCCTTCAGGCCCAAAACCTAAAAAACAATTAGTCCCATCCGACTGATCCGTCTGAAACATTTTATGCAAATTGAACAAAAAGACCCCGCAACACTCCGAGCCCATCCCGCCATCAAGCATTTCCCCAGGTGGGATAAGGAAAGCGCCGAGTGGATCGCCTTCGTGGAAGACATCCGCGAGCACGGCATCAAGAACCCGATCAAGATCACCGCCGCTGGCGTGGTGATCGACGGCGAGACCCGCCGCCAGGCCGCCAAGCAATTGGCCCAGGAACAAGTGCCGACGATCACCGTGCCCGACGATGAAGTCAACGCCATCATTCTGCGCGAGCTGCTCTTGCGCCGTAATCTCACCAAAAGCGCCCTGGCTTATCTGTCGTTTCCCGTCATGGCCCCGGCCTTCGAAGAGGCGAGAAAAAGAAACCTAGCGTGCCTGGCGTTGGGCAAAAATCTCAACGGGAGTGCATTGCGTGCACTCCCGAGCTCAAAAAGGGTCGAAGACATGGCCGAATCCATCGGAATTGGACGCCGCCTTTTCTTCCAAGCTGCCGAGCTGCACGAGATCTTTGCCAAGCGTCCAGAGCTGCGCGAGCAGTTTGAGCCGGGCATTCTGGCGGGTGATTCGGGATTAGGCGCGGTCATTGCCGGGATCGCCGGCAAGGACTCCACAATTAACCAGCCAAAAGTGACCATAGGCCAGCTCGCCCTCTTCACCGAAGCGCTTGATAAAGTGGAGGTGCGCTTTAAATACTGGCAAAAGTTCAAGCCCGCTGAGCGCGATCAGGCCGTTATCACGATCCGCCGCACCGTCTCCCACATGCCCGCCGAGCTGCGCGCCGAATGGCTCAAAGCCCTGAAAGCTGCCAATAAGGAGGAATCCGCACAATGAGCGAAATAAAACAACCAGCGCCTTGTCCCTGCTGCTGCATGTTCCTGAACGGGGCAGATTGTGTATTGCCACTTAAGGATCGCACGCCGCCTGCATGCCCAAAAACTCCAACAGCGAGTCCTGGAGGGGATAACCCATACTATTCATATGGCTCTCCGTTCTCTCCGTTGTCTCCTGTGAAAAAACAGGATTACTGGCGCAAGGCGCTGGAGAATTTCTCCAAGCTCTTTTCCTCCATGTCGCAGTTCATCCGCGAGCTCTCGAGCTCCGAGCTGCGCTTTCTGCTGGAATGCGCCGAGCAGGCCACGCCCACCAACTGCGACTATCACACTTTTGACGCCGCCCAGTTCGTTAAACAAACCTGCACGATGGAACTCCAAACCCGCGATTTCCACGCCGCCGTAAAACAGCAAAAATCGGAATAAACAATATGGATATTTCCTCACACGAATCCGAGGTTAACGATGGTGGGGCGGTGCTGCCGCGCCGCCCTGATATTAAGGCTGAGGAGCACCTCAGCCCCACCCAGCAATCTCTTGTCAATCCGCAATCGGTTGCCCCTCATGCCGCCCCCGATGTCTTCGGACCGGCTGACATCGAGCGCCTCACCGACGCCGAGCAGCGCAAGCAGCTTGTCCTGGAATATCGACGCCTCATGTCCAGTGAAGACTTGAGCGGACGCAAAGCCGCCCGGCGCATGGGCCTGCCCCACGGAAACCTCTGGCGCTGGGATGAGGCGTTCACCAAGTTCGGCTTTGCCGGTCTTTTGGACAACTGCCACAAGTCCGGCCGCAAGCCGCAATTCCCTCCGCTGACCCCCGAAGAGGAAAAGGCCTTGAGCCAGCTTTTCATGAAGACCAACAAGGACGAGGAATCCGGCTCCATGATGACGGCCACCAAGTTCTTTGCGCTGGCGCCCGACACCCGCGACGAAGTGCGCAATGCCATCCTGCCGGTCATTGAGGGCGGCTCCGTCCCCCAGACCATCAAGCGCGTGCTGGAGCGAATCACCCCCACGCATGTTCGCGCCTACCGCCAGCCGGACATGTGCGCCACGCGCGATTTCTCCGGGCAGGTCGGCGCCTTTGCCGACGACAAAATCAACCGCCGCCGTGTGATTGAATCGGACGACGGCACGCTCAATTTCGCCTGCTGGATTCCCTGGGAACTGGGCGGCGACCCGTGCAGCGACAAGTTCAAGGTGCGCCTGGGGCGCTGGCAATTTCTGCCCGCCATTGAAGCCGGATGGAGCCACATGTATTTGGGCTATGCCCTGATCTGCCGTCCACGCGGCAGCTACCGGGCTGACGACATCCGCGCCCTCATCTGGATGCTCGCCAAGAGCCACGGCCTGCCCGACATGTTCCGCTTTGAGCGCGGTTCGTGGGAAAGCAACCAGATTGTTGACTTGCTCAAAAAGATGGGAGTCACGCTCAATACTGTCTGGCAGTCCAACCAGAAGCCCTACGTTGAAGGCGGTTTTTCTAGCCTGTGGACTTATCTTTCGGTGATTGACGGTCAAGTTGGCCGTTACCGTGGGGAGCAGGAAACGGAAAACCTGCTGGTGACCAAATGCCGCGCCGGGCGCTTAGATCCCCGTGAGAAGTTCCCCAGCCTGGTCCAGTGCATCAAGGCTGTGAACGGCTCTCTAGCCATGCGCAACAGCGACACGATCCGCAGCATCTACGGGCAGTGGGTTCCCGAGGTGCGCCATGCTCAACTCAAGGAGGAGCGCCCCTGGCGTCAGCTCGCGCCTGAAATGGAGTTTCTTTTCTCGCCGTTTGTGCGCGAATGGACGGTTGCCAAAGGCACGGTGGGCGGCAAAGTCCCCATTCTTGAAGACTACTCCGCGCCGTTCTATTTTGAGGCGGATGACCTCTGGCGCTGGAACGGCCACAAAGTCCGCGTTTACTTCGACCCCATTGCCACGCCCTGCATGGCCACTATCGTGGCCATGGAAGAATACAACGGCTACCGGCCCGAGGAAATCATCTGCCGCGCCACCTTGACCCCCAGCCCGCTCCCGCATTTTTGCCGCGCTGCCGTGGGCTGGAGCGAAGAGGAGCAAATCAAGCAAACCGGCTGGCGCGCCGCCGCCCTGGGTGCGATGCGCAGGGATCTCCTTGCCCTGGACACACGCGGCCAGGTCAAAGCCGCCGTGAGCGAATCGCGCGACGGCCAGGGCGGCTTCAGCCGCATCGAATCGGGCGCAGCGGCGTCTGCCAATACGTCCGATCAGTCCAATGCGACCGCTCCGTCCAAACTGTCCGTTCCCTCCCGTTCCCGCTCCACGACGCCGCTGCCCACGCCCGAGCAATCCAGAAACCGAAACGATCTCTTAGCTAAGCAGGCCGCTTTTGCCCGCAAGGCTAGACAGGAAGCCGAGTCAACCTATTAGTCAACAATTAAAGATCATGAACACAGAAAACGCCCAAACTGAAACCCCCAAATCACCCACGCCCGATTCGTATCTGCGGCTGGATGAAAAAACCGTCGAGCGGCGCACCGCCAATTATCCCGATGCCGTGCGCGAGCCCATCCTCTGGCTCGCTGCCTTCACCCGCGAGAAGTGCGGCAAGAACCTTTCCAGCCTGGAGGCCAAATGCCGCAAGCTCAAACTCAAGTGCGACTACACTTACTTCTACCGGATTTTCACTGGAAAATATTTTCAGGTGGATCCCGCCAATGGCCAGCTCATTGGCTCCGTCCCCAATTTGCTGCGCCACATCGAAGTGCTGCGCAAGCAGGATCGCATCGACTGGCGAGCCGGCAAGATGCCCTTCATCACGACGCCCACGGCGGAGCTGATCTTTAACTTGATTGATAAGAAATGCCAGCCCGGCCGCGTGAACCGATTTGGCAGCATCATCGGCCCCACCGGCAGCCAGAAATCAAGCTGCTTCAAGGAATACAAGAGTTTGCATGATTACTGCGTCCATATTGAAGCGCCTGAGAAACCGCGCATGGGCCAGTTCCTCACCGACCTGGCGGTCGCCTATGGCGAGCCCCGCAGCCTCAACCAATCCAAGAAAATCTTTGCCATCCACTCCACGGTCAACGAAAAGAAATGCATCATCGTTGACAACGTCCAGCGCCTCTACCTTGAGAAGAACGGCGGCGAGCAGACCATCTTCAACTTCCTGCAAAAGCTCCAGGACGACACCGGCTGCACGATCATCATGAGCTACACGCCCGATTTCGTGCGCACCCTTCAAAACGGCGTCGATCGCGGCTACTTCGAGCAATTCATCGGGCGCATGGGCGGACTCAACCGCTCCCTGGTCCTGCCCGATTACACCCCGGCTGAGGACCTGCTTTGCATCGCCAATGCCTACGGTCTGCAAGACGCCGAAAAGCACGTCAATTACCTGGACAAAATTGCCCACGAACCCGGCCGCATCCGCATTGTGTTCGAGGATTTGCAGGACGCCAAGCAGCTCGCCGACAGCGAGGACAAGCCCTTGACCATCGACCATCTGCGCCTCGTGCGCGGCGAGGAGGTAAAATGAAATACATTTACCACGTTGTTTACCGTTTCAGCATGGCCCGTGGGGATTCAGGCGACGGATCAATTGAGATTACAACCACAAGCCCCATCACCAGAGAAGACCAGATTAAAGAAATCTCAGATTTCATTAGCAGGGAGGTGCAGTCAAAAAGCCTGATCATCACCAACTTCATCCTATTGCGCACGGAACCGGTTTTAGAATCTGATGACCTTGCGTGGCGAATTGAACTCGCTATCAATAGTTTTTTTCCTTCTTTGGACGGCACCGACCTCACCAGGAATCAGCAACTGGCGCTCACCCAGTGCATTCTTAACAAAGTGAGGGAACCATGAGTGTTTGCACACTGCCACAGGATTTAGCAACCGTGGAGCCCTGCAATGTCTGCCACACCGCTGAGCACTTGGTCTGGAAGCGCTGGGAAGGCACGACCTGGTGGATCAAATGCCAGGGCTGCGGCCAGCTTGGGGGAACCAGTTTCAACCAGGACACCGCCGCCCAGAAATGGAACGAGCACGTCGCCTCCAACCGCCGCGTTTTCGGGAGGGCACAATGAACGCTATCACCAAACCCACTCTTCACGCGCTGCGCGTCCACATCGCCACCCCTGAAGGCAAGCCCCTTTGCAGCATCGCCCAAAAAGTGACCACCTGGCAAACCGATCTGGCCGAGCCCAACTGCAAGCTCTGCGCCCGCCGCAAAGCCAAAAAAGAGCGTAGCAGTCGAGGTGACGAGACTCAAACTGCAAAGTTCATAGTGCAAATTACAGCCAGAGCGCCAATTGGTCTGACTGTCATGTTTCTAAGAAATGGCTTCAGCCTCTGCCCTGACAACGACGCCACCTTGTTTCCCGACGAGGCCAGCGCCCAAACCGCAATCAATAATCATCCCAATCTCACTCAATTCGCACCTAAAATCATGCCAGTAAATGTGAAACCAAAACCAACCACAAAGAGCACAAAGGACACAAAGATATGAACTCTGTGCTCTCTGTGATCTCTGTGGTTAAAAACTCCTAATCATATGACCTCCCTTACCGAAATCGAACTGTACACCAAATCTTACGCCGACGCCCGCGAAGAGCTCACCAAGGTTGTCAACCGCGTGAACCAGCTTCAGGAAAAGATTCACGCCCGCTACCTTCGCGACATTAAGCGACTGCTGGCCAAAGCCGCTGAGCGCCAAGTCAAGCTCGCCGCCCTGATCGAAGGTTCTCCCACGCTCTTCACCAAGCCGCGCACCCTGATTGTCCACGGGATCAAAATCGGATTCCGCAAAGGCAAGGGCGGCATCGAATGGGACGACGACGCCCAAGTCGTGAAATTGATCAAGAAGCTTTTCCCTGAGCAAGCCGATCTCCTGATCCACACCGAAGAGACGCCCGTCAAAAACGCCCTCTCCGAACTGCCCGCCGCCGATTTGAAGCGCCTGGGCATCACCGTCGAGGACACCGGGGACGTGGTTGTGATCAAGCCCGTTGACAGCGCCGTGGACAAGATTGTGAAGGCCCTCCTCAAAAACGCCACCGAAGAAAAGGAGGCCGCATGAGCATTACTCCCCTTCATCCTTCGTTTGAAGACGCACGATCTCTGAGCTGGATAGTTCATACCAGCGTGGATGATGCGAAAACGACCATTGCCAATGCCAGCAAAGAGCAATGTGAGGCAGCCTTAACGTATCTGCAAACCAAGAACAAACATCACAAGACCCGCATCAAGATGATTCAAGCGCGCCTCAAGCGACTGTCAAAAGTTTAGCGAAAATTAGTGAAGATTAGCGGTTAAAAAACGCCCAAACCTATGAACCCAAAAGGAAATCGCAAAGAAGTAATGGATCTGGCAGCCCAACGCCAACAGCGCGCCATCGCCTGGATCCGCTCCCTGCCGACTGGAGAATTCACCAGGATGGCGATCGCCAAAAACATAGGCTGCACCTACAACGAATCCAAATTCGTCATCTGGGCGCTCCTGTCAAAAGGGCTGATTGAAAAAGTCAATAACAGCAAGCCTAGAACCTACGGACTCATTGGCCGCGCCATAAAGGCAACACCCGCCAAAGTCGCCACTCCCATCATCGATCCCAGAACAGACAGGGAGAAATCATATTGGCAGTTTCGATCGGCGCTAAATATTTTACCCGTCGAAAGTCTGGCCAGCCGTTTCACCAACCGAGGGAATTAATCATGAGCATTCTTCTTTCGCTTATTTCGCGTGTTTCGCGGTTATGACTCCCCTTCAATCCAAATTCTATTTCCGCCTCTGGAACGCCGCCTGCAAGGCCAATGAATGGCGCATGCAGAACTGCCGACTTCAGAACGCCGATCCCGAGGCCGGCCGCTCCGACATGGCCACCGCCGTCCTCAGCGCAGCCGCCCAGCTCGCCGCCGCCGAACACCGGGGCGTGCAGCTCAACGATCTGCGCCACGCCGTTCACATCGCCGCCGTCAACCGCAACTGTGGCCACGACGATATCAGCACCAAGCAATTTGGCCGCGTCAAGGCGTTGCTCCAGCTCCTGATCAATCCCGATGATTTAGCCGCCATGAACGAATGGCTGCACCCGGAGCTGGATCAGCGCCGCCAGGCCATCGGCCGCATCCGCCAGGTTCCCTACGCCTACGCCGCCGCGATCAGCAAGCAGCGCTTTGGCACCGCCAACTGGGAAAGCCTAAACGACCACGACCTTTACCAGTTAGCCATGACCACCAGCGCCCGCAACCGTTCCCATCAGTCAAATAAGTCCCATCAATCCGACCCCTATTAATTATGAATCTAACATTCCCAAATTATCATACAAACTTCGGCCTGCCTTTTTTCTGGCGTGATGAAGTCAGTGGCATTCTAGAATTAGCCGTCACGGCTTATCTGGGTTACCGCTGCAACACGGGCCCGGAACCGACACCCGATCAGGTTTCTCTTTTGCGCGAGTATTTTCGGCACTGGATCAATGCCCCCTGCTGGAGCGAGAACGAGGGTTTTGAGGAAGAAATGGCTCACCTCAAAAGCTCCATCGATGGTTTGACATCCTGCGATCAGCTCGCCGCCTGGATCAAGGAAGCACTCGAAATTGGATTAGACCCATTATGAACCCGCTCCCTCCACTCACTGGCGACGACAAACTCACCTTTGGCAAATGGGAAAACACCCCGCTTAAAAACGTGCCCTCCCATTACCTTGATTGGCTCCTGGGAAAAGCCTTCATCGCCGAGCGTTTCCCCCGCCTGCACGCCTATTGCAAAACCCGCCGCCAAGCCGAACAAGCGCCGACATCGGTCCAAGCCGTCCGATCCGCACCGAAAGCTCCAACGGAGCGCCCCATCCCAGCCCAGGGCAACGCCCTGGGAACTGTGCCCCCTCCTGTCAAAAGCCCTGAAGGGGCGAAACAAACCCCCTATCAAGCCAAAATTCAAGACCTGATCGCCCAAATGAGAAAGGAAGCCAAATAATGCCAACCATCATCACCATCGGATATCGGAGATTCCTTCTCAAAGACACCGCTAATCTCAACGTGCTGCTCAAGTGCTTCGAAGGCGCCATTGCCCTGGAATACGACCACATCGGCACCAAGAAAGTCTTTTATCCAGATACCGATAGAACCGTTGATGTCAGCGTCGAAATTGTCAGCAAGAAACAGGTTCTCCTTGCCAAGCCCCGAATTGCAATCCCTGAAAAAGCCAGCGCGGATTGCCACGGAAAAGACATCACTGGCCAATAACTGATAAAAACAAATACACCATGCAACAATACCTCGAACTCCTAGACCACTTATTAACTCACGGAAAAGACCGTCCAGATCGCACCGGCGTCGGCACGCGTGGCGTGTTCGGCTACCAGATGCGCTTCAACCTTCAGGAAGGATTTCCCCTCCTGACCACCAAGAAGGTTCATGTCAAATCGATCATTCACGAGCTGCTCTGGTTTTTGAGCGGGTCTGGCAATATTGCCTATCTCAAAAAAAACGGCGTCACGATCTGGGATGAATGGGCCGATGCGGACGGTGACCTTGGCCCTGTGTATGGAGTGCAATGGCGGCACTGGAGATACAATCAACAGGTTCGTAAGTCCTTGGGAGTGGTCGAAGTCCAAATCGGTGAGGTTGACCAGATTGCCAACTTGATTCGGGATTTGAAATCCAATCCGTTCAGCCGCCGCCACATTGTCAGTGCCTGGAATCCCCCGTTGATTCCTTTGATGAAACTCCCCCCCTGCCACACGCTCTGGCAGTGCTACGTGGAAGAGGTGGATAAGCATACCGTTCCCACTCTGCATCTCCACCTTTATGCCCGATCTATTGATTCGTTTCTGGGATTGCCTTTCAACATTGCCAGCTATGCCTTCCTGCTCACCATGCTGGCGCATGTGACCGACATGGACCCTGGAGATCTGATCATCAGCTTCGGGGATTTGCACCTGTATAAGAATCATTTTGCCCAGGCTAAAGAGCAGCTCAGCCGTGAGCCGCGCCGGCTTCCCCTGTTGTGTTTGCCTCGCCGTGAGAGCATCGACCAATTCAGTTACGATGATTTTGAAATCATAGGCTACAATCCCCATCCCGCAATCAAGGCCCCCATCGCGGTGTAATAATATGAGCACTGCCAGCCAAATTGACTTGCCTCTGTTCAAGGCCGATCCCAAGAGCCCAAACTTTTCTTTTATGATCGAGCTATTGACCGGCAAGGACTGGCAGACCTCCCGCGAGCTGCTCACTCGGATCGGACGGCCCGACACCGATGGCAATCGCCGCAGCCTTCGGGCCGTGGCCGAGGCCAGCGAGGGCCGCATTGCGGGCGGGCAGAAGGGTTACAAACTGGTCGAACAAATGACCGCCGAAGAATTCCATCATTACCGAAACTGGATGCTCAGTCAGACCACCAAAATGGAGCGTCGCATCCTTCAATCCGACAAAGTCTTTTACGGTCGCAAGCCCGTCCCCGCAACACTATGAGCCCAAACGAAACTATTGTTACCACAATCAATAATAACTCCCCTGAATGGAAGGTTCACACATCGCGTTTATTGATTGAAATTGTTCAAAGCACAAATCAGCCAATTCTCAAACATCCTCTTAATATTTTCGGAAAAATACTAGCAAAAGTGGGCGAACGTGCTGCCGAAATAAACGATCTTCAATTAAATGCGCTGATGTGCCGTCTTACAATTTACACCATTGCCGATCCATACAGTTCATATTATGATCCTAAGGCAGTAGAGGAAATTATTCGCGCAGCAGATAGGGAACGCAAGATGAAGGTCGAATAACTCTAATCTAAATGCAATTCGTCACGCCCATGCCATTCCAGGAAGCGATCGACAAGCTCGGTGCCAAAACGATCGTGACCAGCACGCTTAACTCCCAGGAATGGTCTGACGTGCCCGTGGGCTTGCGCGATCGCGCCTTCTTTTCGGCCACCATCGAAAACGCCCGCTTCCTCCAGAGCGCCAAGGATTCCATTGCCGATTTTCTCGCCAATTCACGCGATGAAAAAGGTATGCTCGTCACTGGAAGCCGCGCCGAGTTCGTCCGCCAGTTAAGCGACTTTGCCCTCAAGAGCGGCATGGGGCCGCTGGATCCCGACGATGCCGGCACCCTGAAGGACATCACCAGCCAGACCCGTTTGAGCCTGATCTTCAATACCCAGGTGCAAGCCGCCGAGGATTACGGCTATTGGAAGCAAGGCATGGATCCCGATCTACTCGATGAATTTCCCGCCCAACGTTTCATCCGCGTGATGGATGTCAAACAGCCCCGAATTATCCATGCCCAGAATGAAAACGTGGTTCGCCTCAAGACGGATCTGCCTTTCTGGCTGGGTCTAAACAGCCCCGCGATCGGCGGCTTTGGCGTTCCATGGGGACCGTGGGGATTCAACAGCGGCATGGGCGTTGAAGACGTGGACCGCACCGAAGCCGAGGCCACCCATTTGATTGCACCCGGTCAAAAGCTCCAGCCCGTTGAAAAAGATCTCAACGATCACCTGGAAGCCAGCACCACCGGCCTGGACGACGATATCGTTAACCAGCTCAAAGCTGCCTTTGGCGACCAGGTTGAATTTGACGAAGAGACCGAAACCATCCGCTGGACCGGCAATGTGCCTGAAGAAACTTCTAGTCCTGGCGAACTGGCTCCGTCTCCAAAACCGAGCACAACGCCCGTCTCAGACGCAATTGATATACAGGTGAAGGGACTTTTGAAGGCGCAAATCCAAAACGCCTTGGATGCCATTGACGAAGTTCACGACGATGGCACGTTGCCAGAGGTTCCAGTGCGATCCACCACAATGAATGCTTACGGTTACATGCGCCCAAAAAACAGCCCATTCGGTAGAACAGTCGATGAATTAGCGGTGCGCAAAACCGGCCCATGGCCGGAGCTGACCACTGTTCACGAAATCGGTCACATGCTGGATTTGGAAGTCATCGGGGCAAAAGGCAGCTTTGCAACTGAATCACTTAATCCGGTGATCAAGGAAGTTCTGGAGGTCGCTAAAGGATCAGACTCGATCAATGAGTTAAAAACCCTTTTGGCTGGAGCTACTAGCCAGCGAAAAATTGACTATTACGGCTATCTGCTTGGAGACGCGGAGATATGGGCAAGGGCTTATGCACAATTCATTGCTGAGGAATCCTCCAGCTTGATTCTTAAATCACAACTCGAAAGAGCAATAGAGTCTGATCCCTTTCGACAATGGACCAAAACTGATTTTGCCCCCATCTCGGCCGCAATCAAAAAAATGTTTTCAACCCTCGGATGGCTATGATTGATTTTGACGCATTCTCCAAGCTGGTCGATGAAATCATGAGTTTAGGCTATGACGAAAAAACCGCATGCCGATATGCCCGGCTGATCGGAGATCGCCCCTTAACTGATGAAAAAGGCCAGATCCTCGTAATGGAAGACAATAAGGTCCTGGCCAAGCTCAAGCTGAAGTTCTTCCAGGAACAATGAACGCGCTCTGCCAACCTTTTGAAGTGCCCATGCAAGCCGCCTGCATGGCTTATGCAGAGCCTATTCAGCCAGTGTCTCAGATCAGCAAAATCCACCCTTTTCAACCTTTCTCATTCCACTCCAAAATTGCGCTGTTTTCAGAAAGCCTGAAACACCGCCTCTTTCCTTCGTAAGTCCTTGATATCCTGCCTCGTCTGGTTTCTTCTTAGCTGTTCCAACCTTTCCCTCTGTCTTCGGTATCTTGAGGCGCATGACGAAAGCGCCA